TTAACTATCCAAATACTGCAATAGTGAGCCCTCTCGGTACTGACCGGCGAACTCTTTCAAAGCTTCATTTTTAGCCAAGTAGTAAGTGCTTTCAGCTATCCCGAGTCGTTGTGTCTGCTCTGCTGTTCGTATCTTGTCGGGTGATATATAACTCATGATAAGTATAGCTCGATGTCTTGGTTTAGCTATTGCGTTGACTGCTTTTATAATCTCATTCACTTCTTCAGGGGCTTTACGTTGCCAGTCATATATCCTGCCCTTGTAGTCTTCGGGGTCAAACTCAAATAGTTTCACAGTCCAATTCTCATCTACCTGTATCATGTCATAGTGTAAAACTGCCACCCTGCACCATCTATGAAACTCTTTCAGTTTTCTTTTTGCTAGTTGTTTGCTCAAGCTCTTCCAGTCCTTTCTTGTGATAGTCATATAGGCTACTCTGGGAATAGTAGGGCAGTGCCCGCTTAATCATTGGCCAAGAATAGCCGTTTACGTACTTCAACCGCATTATCAGACTGACAACTGGGTCAGTGATTGCATCGATGCGGGCGGATAGTTCGCTATAATCAGCATACAACTGTGCTAGGTCAGCTTCTAGTTGCTCAATCTTTTCAATCCGTTTGACAACCTGGTCTTCTGTATTGTTCTTCTTGGATCGTGTTACCCTCTGACTTTGATAGTCTGGTGTGTTGACAATGCCAGCCCTCAAGGCTTCTATCTCTCGTTTCTTTGACTGTACCAGCTTTTCAAACTTAGCCAACTGTTTTAGATCCACGCCACGCACCTCCGTGTGATATAATGGTTTTAGGTTTTATTCACAAGTCAGTGCGTGCGCATTGGCTTTTTTGTTTAATCACGCGCCACCGTATCTGAAACATTGTCACCGTGACAACCCTCTCAGCCAATAGTATTTATTCCGCATCTTCAGCAATGATTGCTCGTAACTCTTCAACCGTCAAATCTTCAAATGGATTATGAGGCGCAACGGATACCATACCATCATGTTCAAGTTTTGTCTTGGTTTTAAATTCATCATCTTTCCGCTCTAAATACCATTTGGAAATAGCCACGTCTCCATCCTCTATGGCGTTAGATATGTTCAACTTTGCGCGTGTTTTCAGTCGTTGCTTCAGTAGCTCTTTTCGGTCAGAAAACTGTGGATTTTTCTTGCAATAATCGTATAGTGTCGGCTTTGAGATATCCGCATATAAGCAAGCTTCTTCGTCGCTTAAACCTCTTAAAAATGCTTCCTCTAATTTCTTTACCGTTCCTTGTGTCATTTTTGTAGGTCTGCCACCTTTATTTTTTATCATGTTATTCCTCTCTAATTTTAGCACAAAAAGAGGCAACCGCCTCTCTCTGCTATTCTGCTGAATACTTCCACAAAGCGCAATAGTTATCTTCGGTATCAAGCTCCTTCAGTAACTTTCTTGCTTCATCATCTACGGCCGTCATATTCTCCCATACCCCATTCACTGCCATATCAGGATAATCATCGTCTAGCACGCTGTCAGCTAGCTCCATCAGTTCAAGCTCTAACCCAGCCACCTTTTCAAGTAAGCTGTCAAAGCTCTCTGACTGCTTGAGTTGTTCCACGCGCTGACGGATATACTCTTGTTCAATTTCCTGTACTTGTTCGTAGTCGTCCAAGTCTTCGCCTGTTAACTCATCAGGATTGTTGTAGTAGTCTTGGAAACTTTCACAAATCCGCTGGAATACTTCAGTAAGTTCAGTGTCTGCCACATATTCCACCGCCAAACGGTTGTAATCTCCGCCCACTTTGTCACTCTTATAATGCACTTCGATAGCTGGTTGCTCAAATGTTCCTGTCATGTAGCCTATAAGCGCGTGACCTGCAACTTGTGCGGTGTCAAAGTCTTTGAATGTGTAGTTAAATGCAAATGTGTTTGGTGTGTCTGAAATAGTTTTTAGTGTCATGTTGTTATTCTCCGTTTCTGTTATTTGTATAGGACCATCAGCCCTGTATTTGTTTCTAATTGCTCAAAATGTCCTGCGGTTGCTTCGGTATATTTCACGTCAACCACTTCAACGCCTGCCATAAAGTCGTTTACCTGGTTTTCAAAATCTTGTATGGTTTGGTTATGGCATTGATAAAATGGTTTAATTTTTATGTTTTTCCTCCATTTTTAGTCAGACCCCTGATACTTTTACAGGGGTATGCTCAGACCCCTGATACCGCTAAACCCTTGATTTTACTGGATTAGTACACGGGTACAGGGGGTATCAGGGGTTTGCTTATATACTTTTATCATTTTTTTGTTTTAAAACTAATAATATATATGTGTTTTATGTCTCATTTTTCTTTTTTTCTTTCCTCTCTCTATATATACCCCTGTGTACCCCTGAACCTAGTAAAATAATGATAGCTAGATGGTTGATACGACTGGGTTTGTGAGGGTTCAGGGGTCTGGCTCAAACCCCTGTACCACCCCTGTACACCCCTGTTACCTCAAAGAATATGGGTAATGTCTTCAAATACCTTTAATTCTTTGTTTTTTTCCTCAGGAATGAAACTTTCAAAGCGTTTAGTATTGCTTACGATGTAAACAGTTACCAATCTGCCATTTACCTTTTTTCTCTTTGGCTCTACCCCGATAGTCTCCAGTGCATTTTTTGCCTTGATGCCATTAGTGCCGTAGGTTTTTCTGAAAAGCTCTTCTACTGGCAAATTATCTGTTCTGATCAAATGCTCTTGATAACTTAGTGCATTCAGTAGTAACATTTGAAAATCATCCAAGTCCACATCATTAAAAACTTCAACAGATTTCCACTCGAATTTTTTCCCCTGTTCCTTGAAATAGTCCAAGCTAGTTAGCAAGAAACCAATACAGCCATCTATTTTTGGGGACTTGTCGGGGTACGTGAATGCTTGCCAATATTCGGAAAAGATTGCTTCACGCTCTGTATCTGTCTCGCCTTCTGGTCTGTCTTGGTATTGTATCAGTACTTTGCGCCCGTTCATTTCATCAGACAACGATACATTTCTGTTAGTATCAATACATAACACGCTAGACAACTGTACAAGCCCTTGGTTACCTCCAACGCTTCGGGCGACGTGTGTTTTTTCGGTTGCGATAATCTTCAGCACCCTTTCAACCCTGTCGCCTACTATGTCGCCTTGCTCGGTTGCCAAAGCCATCTCACCACCAGAAAATAAAGCCCACGCATTGAGTGCATCGAACCCCCTTGAAATAAGGTTATCCAATTCCACATCTATCTTGTTGAATAGTCCAGATAATGCAATATGTCGCAATCCTTTTCCTGTTCGTACTCCAGATTTTGAGATGAAAAAATTAGTCTTTGATCGTAAACCGCTGGCAACCTGGGCCATGTAGTAGGTTTGTAAAGTCGCATTGTGTAATGAAAGTTCATCAGCTATTACATACTTTAGAAACTTGTTAGCCATAGCCTGTCCATCTTTGGCGGTGTTGTAGTCCACTGGGTAGAATTTAAAATAGGATTGTTCTTCATTTGGGTTAGTCCTATAATAGCGGTGTTCTTTCAAGTCAATAATAAAGTCATTTCCTGCTATCTGGTAAGGCTGTAACGTTCGTACTGGTTCAATTTTGATATTGCTGGCAATGCCTGAAAGGATTTCCAGTACATATTCCCCATCACGTTTAAATCCGTATAGGTTTTGTATGGTGATTTCATCCATTAGAACAGCTTGCTTGTTGTTTACGTCGTATAATTTACCACCATAGAACACGAACCGCCCTAACAGATAATCAGTGACCAACTTAGCAAAGGGTGAGAAATTCATGTCGTAAGTGATTTGAATATACTCCTTTTTGTTGTCGCCCTTTCCTTTGGTCTTCTTCTCAAATGTTGCGGATATGTATTTTTTTGTTGTGCCATTCTGCTCGGTGATGTACATGATCCTGTTATCAGGAATGAATACAGTTTTTCCGTTGTACCATGCATTATTCAAGCTATCAACTGCCACAATGTTATACAGTTGTCTCTTGTAGTCTGCTTTTAGTTTAGACTGTCCAAACTCCGCCTCATTCCAATTCAGTTGTAAAATCTCTTTTAATTGTTTCAAACAGTCACCCCCTCAAAGAATGATGTTGCCACTTGTAAGAAATAGCTTGCTAGGTCGCCACGTTGAGTGAGATTGGCAAAGATTTCAATTGCTCCTATCATGTCCATACCGTTGATATAAAGCTCTCTGACCAAGTAAGCCACGTCAGCCCGTGAGTTAACACCGTACTTCAGTAACTCCGTTAGCATCGGCGTATAGATATAATCAATGTTCACTCGCATTTTGTCCAAGTTGTGCCGTTCTAGTTTCTCCATCTTCTCCAATAGCTCGTTGCTTATCATAGCTATCTTTTTATCTCTGACCAACTCCCAACCGTCCACCTCTTCGGGGTAGTCTTTGATGATTGTTACCATCAACCCTTGATAGATGAAACCAGTCATATAGGTATCAAATGGCAAAAAGTAATAGAACTTGTAGAAATCCCCTTTCTTGAGTGCTTGGGTTTCTGTGATAGATAACTTCTTCATGTTCTCCTTGTTGGTTGTGATCTCAATTAGGCTATACATGTCACTTCCTCCGTTTCTTCTTCAGCTTTTTAAGTCTTTGCTGTTCTTTGACCTGTTCAAAAGTCGGGCGACGGTCTTTGTATAGTTTGATATTGTGATAGTGTCTACTGCTGTCTGCTGGATGTATGCTATATCTTGCCATTTTCCACCCCCAAAAATTTCAGAATATCACTGACCCTATAAAAGATTTTCCTAGTGTCTTCTAGCGGGGGCTGGTAACGTCTTAGCCCATTATCTTCCCAACGTTTCAAGGTCTTATCCTTTATGCCTAGTTCATCTTTAACCTGTTTGGCTGTGATTAGTCCCGTTAACCTTGGTTTGACTTTCTCACGCGCCTCCAGGTACTTTCCAACCATATCCAGCAAGCCATTAGTTAGATCTTGCTCGCTCTCTCTGCTTAGGCTAAACATCTCTATACTTCCTCCAGTCTTCTAAGTCAGCAGTCAAAAGCGCGTGAATACGCTTATGTTCTTGGTCGTATTGCTTTTGGAGCGGTAGCACTCCAGCAAGTCGCTCAGTTTCATTCTGGGGGATATAGTAGCCCCCTTGCTTGTTATCTCGTCCACCGCATACGGGGATACCATAATCAACAATAAGCTGGCGAATATGTTCCCTAATAGTTCGGATGTCCAAGCCTGTCAGCCGTTCAATATCTGTCCCCGTGATAGGCAATTCCATTCCAAGCGGTAGTAACTTGAAAACTTTGTATAGGTGTGGTGGTAGTCGATTTTCTGTCATACCTGCACCTCCAGACTTGCAATTTTGTATTTTATCCAAAGCAATTTACTATCGTGTTCCATATCAAGATAGCACTGCATTTCTTCTGGTGTTGTGTGTTTGAGAATAGTCTCTGCTATATGTTCAAGTTCTCTAAATGTCAGCATGGTTTCCCCTCCTAGTTATAGCGTTTGCCTGCAAGCTGTATATAAGCCCCGTAGCGCTCGTTTTCAATAGGTCTGGTATATTTACCCTCGGTCTTGATTTTAGGCTCTATATCAAGCCGAAAAGTGCCCAAACCAACGCCAAACCATAGATAGAGGTTCAGCGGTGTAAAGATTGCTATCAAAGTTAAAGCTGTTTCGATTGTCATTTCTTGCATTTTTTAGCCTCCTTCTTGGCCAGTTTTTTCATATGCTCAAAATCTTGTAAGGCTAGTTTTAAGTACCACATCGGATTGCCTACCTCTACCTTATCCTCATATCCAGCTTTTAAAAGTAGCATCCTAGTATGTTCGATTCTTGAAGGGAAACTATTTAGCGTATGTTCAATCGGTGTCAAATCGCCATATTGAACTCGTGCCACGTCCTCGTGAAAGTGGTTCAGCATGATTTCGGTTAGATAGTGCAATGTCCATCCTGTTTCATGATCTAGCTGATATACTTTTCTGATGACCGCCTCTAGCTCTTCCGATATTGCAGCCTTTACGGGTGCGTATTCTTTGCTAGATGCTTCAAAATGGATTATCGTTTCTCTGTTACTGTCTTTCATGTAGTTCTTGCCTCGTTTCTTTTATTGTGTCTGTGTAATAGCCCGTGTGGACTGTCTCCGTGAGTTCAAAAGACTTTGCTTAATGGTTCTTTACTATACGATTTCTATACCTAGCCCAGACTATTCCCAGCGGTTGCCCGCCCCAGACTTACCAGGTTGCCCCCTGTGGTCGTGTAAGCCTGTGCCAAAATAATAGCCTTGCTGTGTGTGATTTTCTTAGGGTGGTTTAGGCTGCTCTGGGTCCATGGCTACCTAATGGCGATACCAGCACCTAATACTTTTCTGCTCCAGTTTTAAGGGTTAGCGCCCTCTGTATGGTCATAATGTCCTAGATATGGTATAATCTAGCTATAAAACATTTACTAAAACCCTTTTAATAACAGCTTGCCTGCTTGTTAATTTTGTTTTAGTTAGTAGTTAAAAGGCTTTGCTGATTGGTCTCGGTAAGCCTTTTTTTGTTGCTCTCACGCGCCTTGTGGTGCGTTTTTTAGTGGTCTGAATACCATGTTTTTAATTTCTTGGTATGTCATGTCTAGGTTAATCATAGCAATAGCCATGTCTTCTAGTGCCTGGTATCTGATAAGCTCCTGACTGGTTAGGCTGTCAATGCCATTGTGTCCGCCACGGTGTGCCACTAGCTGGCATTTGTTCATTCCAGTAGCTCCCTTTAGCAAAAGGTTTGTAACCGTGCTGTGCGCGTGTTTTGGGGCTTCCTGCCATGTTTCAATAGCTTCATGTAGTGCCTTACGTTTGGGCTTCTCCAGTGCCCTCTGGTAGCGAAACTCTGCCACCTCGTCCCGCATTTCAAAGAATGCTCGGACTAGGTTCTTTTTGAACGTTCTTACTAACTCAGTATTTTTCAGATAAGTAATTAACAAAGTAGCTTGTTGTTCATTCAGAATGTAGTCCCTTACCTTCTGCCCTGATGTTGAAGGTGCATTTTTAAAAAGCACCTTGCCAAACTGTTCAAAATCTTTTCTGTGCTTGTTAAGTAAGTTTTTAATATGCCTGTGGTTGACCTCTGCGCATTCTGCTACAATACTGCTCAATGTATACGGCTCTTTCTTGCCGTCTAAGTAAACTAATTCCATGCTTTCTTACCTCTTTCTTTACTTTTGCATACTTTAAATTAAAAAAATATGTCTTCTAGTGTAATATCAGGGAACAATGGTAGAAGTAGCTGTTTAAACTTTAACTTTTCATCATCGCTAAAAGAGTTTTTACCAACTTCTTTATTGTGATAACTTTGTTTTGTCATTCCTAACTTTTTTCCAAGTTGTTCCTGTGTCAACCCCAACATGTTTCGATAACCTCGAATTTTGTTTTTTCTGGTCATTAAATCACCTCCTTTACTTTTGCATACCTAGACTATAACACCTTTTTAAAAATAAATCAATACTTTTCTTTACTTTTTTTAAAAAAAAGTTTATTATGTAGTTATTAGGAGGTGTTTCCGTTATGAATAACAATGTTCAAGTAGGGGAAAGAATCAAACAAATCCGCCTTTCATTAGGTGAATCTATGGAGAAGTTCGGGGAACGTTTTGAAACTTCCAAGGGAACAGTTAATAACTGGGAAAAAGGAAGGAATTTACCGAATAAAGAGAATCTTAAAAAAATCTCTGAATTAGGTCAAATGACTGTAAATGAACTTCTATATGGAAACGTTAATAATCTCATTGAGTCTATTTTGTTGGGGTTTGAATTCTATAGTTTTGCTGATGAAAATAAGAAAAAACGTGTCTTTGAACTTGTACAAAAAGAGGTGAAAGACTTTCCACATTTGCTTACCTCAGATTATAATGATGAACTCATAGAAAAAATTTCATATATTGTTGTAGATATTATCAATGGATTAGATGGGACAAATGAATCAGCATTAAGGGCGAGCTATGAAGCATTCAGTGTTTCAGGAATCGAAGATATGTTTTACAGAACAGTAACCACTAGCGAAATAGAAATTCGTTACAATTACAGCTTGATGATGTACCAGAAGAATTACAAACTAAAAAAAATATTACGTGAAGGTATGGATGAACAACTTTATAAAAAATTAGAATTTGTTCATAAACAAGCAGAAGCCGAAGTCACAAAAATAGCTAGGGAATTAGATTATAAACTTTATAACTCCGATGAATCAAAAAAGGAAACAAAAAAACAAATATTTGATTTGATTGACAAGATTCAGTCCATCGTTCCAAAGCCACTTCGGACTAAAAAAATTAAAAAAAATATCGATGTATGGGTACATAACAATTTCAAGGAATTGATAGAATCGCCTGAAAGTCTTTCTGAACTAATAAATACAGGAGCATTGAAAAAAATGACATTGGGTGAAATTGAACCAAACTATATAGATATGACAAAATTGATTGAACCTGATGAAGACTAGCCCTCACCACGTTCAAACACTTCTCTGGTACATTTACCCTACCAAGTTATTCCACGCGCCCAGGGGCTTTCTAGTGGACTGTGTGGAGTGAAAAAAGTCAGTTTTTGTCAGTAGATGAAAAAAGTTAGGTTTTGTTAGGAGCTGAAAAATGTCAAGTTTTGTCAGTTTGTATATTTTAGCAACCGTAACATATATATATTGGCTTTCTGTTAGCATTCGGTGCGTGATTCCCTCGTGCTTCAGCAAGTCCGCTGACTTAGTAAAGGTTATACCTATCAATTTTGTTGACGCCAACAAAACTGTAAATCCTATAACAATTTTAGAAAGGCTCATAATGGTTAAAATTAACGCAAATGGTAAAGAAATAACTTTACTTTCCACAAATACTGATTATGTCAGTCTGACAGATATCGCTAAATATCGAAATCCAGACGCTCCAGCCGATATTATTAAAAACTGGATGAGGAGTAGAAATACTATTGAATTCCTAGGAGCTTGGGAAAAAATAAATAATGAAAATTTTAAACTGGTCGAATTCGACCAGTTTAGAAGCGAGGCTGGATTAAATGGCTTCGTACTATCTCCGCAAAAATGGATAAAAGAGACAAATGCCATTGGTATAACTTCCCAATCTGGCCGATACGGCGGTACATTCGCCCACTCTGATATAGCTTTTGAATTTGCTTCCTGGCTTTCACCAGAGTTTAAGCTTTATATCATTCAAGATTATCAGCGCCTAAAACAAGAAGAAGCCTACAAGAACCAGTTAGATTGGCAGGTAAACCGCTATATTTCAAAACTTAATTACACCATACAAACGGACGCTATCAAAGAAAACATTGTGCCAACTCTCCAGCCCTATCAAATTTCTTTCGCCTATTCCTCTGAAGCTGATTTAATAAACGTCGCTTTATTTGGTATGACTGCAAAGGAATTCAAGAACGCCTATCCTGATAGAGAAGGTAATCAGCGAGATAATGCCACTATTGAACAGCTATTAGTTCTAAATAACTTACAAAGTCTTAACGCTGAAATGATTAAACAAGGACTATCACAAAGCAACCGACTAACTGAACTAAACAGAATTGCTAAAGAACAGCTAGACGTGCTATATAAAAACAATCAGAAGGCCCTTGATAGCCTCAAAAGATTGAGCGATAAATAAGCCCATATAAGAGTCATAGCACCACTTTAAAACGTAACCATATAAATTATCATCTTACCCGAAACAAACGAAAATAGGGCTATTCTCGTAAGCCTACGCATGATATAAACCTAAAACATTCTAAAATCTTTTTAATAACAGCTTGCCTGCTGATGGAAAGGTTTATGATCATGAAAATAACTGAAGTTAAAAAGAAAAACGGTGCTACCGTGTACCGTGCCAGTGTTTATCTAGGAATAGATGCCATCACCGGTAAGAAAGTCAAGACTAATGTCACGGGTAGGACCAAGAAGGAGGTTAAAAACAAAACTCAGCAAGCTATTGCGACTTTTAAAACAGACGGAGCAACACGCTACCAAAGTGCTACCATAACCAATTATCAAGAGTTGGCAGAATTGTGGTGGAATAGCTATAAGCACACAGTAAAGCCAAATACCCGTGGGAATGTCAAAGCACTGTTAAATAGGCACGTCATTCCACTATTCGAAGCCTATAAGCTCGATAAACTGACGACCCCACTCCTCCAAAGCATCGTCATCAAATTAGCAGACAAAGCAAATACAGGGGAAGCTGGTGCCTATCTGCACTATGACAAAATCCACGCGCTGAACAAACGTATATTGCAATACGGTGTTGTTATGCAAGTTCTGCCATACAATCCAGCTCGGGAAGTCATATTGCCCAGGAACGCAAAAAAAGCCACTAGGCAGAAAGTTAAGCACTTCAACGATAAGCAACTTAAGCAGTTTCTTGACTACTTGGACAGCTTAGACTTAACCAATTACAGAAACCTCTACGAAGTGACTTTATACAAGTTTCTGCTAGCCACTGGGTGCCGTATCAATGAGGTGCTGGCACTGCACTGGTCAGATATTGACTTGAACAACGCCACGGTCAGCATCACAAAAACACTAAACCGCTATGGATCAATCAACTCCCCCAAGTCAAATGCCAGCATACGCGATATAAACATCGACGGGCAGACGGTAGCCATGCTGAAAGAATACAGACGGCGACAGATACAAGAGGCTTGGACCCTCGGACGTTCTGAAACGGTAGTATTTTCCGACTTTATCCATGACTATCCTGAGGATAAGACCCTAGGGAACAGGTTGACCACACGCCTGAGGAATATCGGACTGCCTAACATCGGCTTTCACGGTTTCCGCCACACGCACGCTAGTTTGCTGCTTAACTCCGGAATACCCTACAAGGAACTCCAGCATCGTCTTGGTCATTCTAGAATATCAATGACCATGGACATCTATAGCCACCTCTCAAAAGAGAATGCAAAAAATGCTGTTACATTTTATGAAAAAGCTCTCGGGAATCTTTGA